CTGGCCAAGGGTAAATGCAAGTCCATTAAAATCCTGTTTTGTTGGATTTTCGTTTACGCCAACAATTCCCCATCCCCTGAGCAAATCTGTCGTGATGTTTGCATCAAGCGTATCTGATTGATCCGTACTTCCAAATATTGTGCGCTCAGTGCCCAGTGCCTCGCTGCCGACCGCTTTTACGTTGCCGTTGTATCTATCAATTTTTGCCATGTTAAATTACCACCTTGTTAGCAAACCTGCCGCCTGGCTGGTTGATTAAATCAAATTTATCTGCAAACGGTAACGCATTTACGTTATCTGCAAAACCAAACGTTTCCCCCGGCCCCGCTTGTACTATTACTCCGTATCTTACACCTTGCGGCTTCGGAATTAACCCAAGCTTTATTATAGCGCGTAATTGATCAAGATTAAATCTCGGCGAAACGTATAACGCGAGCGTCATATCTTTTTTATCAATAACGTACGCTAGTCCATTGAATAACGTATTGATGACCGCTTGAATAGATAGCCCACGATCGTCTACTAAATAAGGACCACCCACATTTTTTGAAATTCTTGCACGAATAAAAAAACGGTACGCCGTATCGTCAAGCTGAAGACTCGTATACTCACGCTCAAATTTATCTTGAAATGGCGTACGATCAGTCAGCGGTGAAAACTTATCATCAAAGCCGCGGGCGTTTTCGTTTTCGTCAAAACCAAAAGCAATCTTAGGAATAACGAACGGAACAATACGCCCTATACCCACTATCCGCCCAATGATGTCCAACCTGTCGCCGGTTGCATTATCGAGATCGAACTCGTCACTAAATGAATCAATCCACTCAAATGTTTTCCGCCACACGCCGGCTTTCATTGCTATTTCAGCGTTTGCCTTGGGTTTTTCCCAGTATTGCTTAATCAGCAAGTTGACGTATTCGGATTCGAAGCTCACTAGATTATCTCAGTCACAGTAACATCTGAAGCAGCAATACTAAATTTTTCATTCAAGCCGCTCAATAAACGGCCGTCGGTGTAAGTTACTCCTCCGTCGCTGCTTATTTGTAGATTAGTCGGGATAAAATTTTGGCCCGCATCGAATGCCAATCTGTACAAGTCACTAGCTAATAGATTTTCGCCGATGAAAAAGGTCTTTGTGGCAATGGATTGGCTGATTAGCGCTTCATCAATTGGACTACCAGAGTCTTTGCGCGTAGCATCTAATCTCACTAACACTGGCACAAAAACAGGCCGGTCAAACGTCATGCTATGGATGATGGTAAATGTAGATCCATTTGGCCGTAACACATCCTCCTCAAACGTTCCGGTGACTGAGCCCACCATTCCTTTGCCGCCCGTTTTGTTTTTGACCATTGTCTCGATAATAGATGACACCGCGCCACCCTCAACCACAATCCACAGGCTGTGCGCCGGTATGCCATCAGCATCGGTTACGTCTGTATCGTTTTCGTAAACCGCCACGTCTATCACGTTGGGTAAACTTGCTAGCGCTGTAAACATTCGCCCAGTACTAGATGACCGCGGCGTTTCGAGTGAACGATTTCTGCGAACGCGTAAATCCTGATCTGTTTCTTCGTCGATTCCAACGGTTGCTGCTATCGGATTGGTGACTGACTGAACACCGATGACAACGGTAACTGGATTAATAATAGTAGCCGCATCCGCTTCAACGGAGCCAAAATCTTCAGCAAAAAGGGTGACCGTTGTTGTGCCCGCCGATAAATCCCTGATGGCTAATGTTGTCCACGACTGACCAAGCTCGTCTTCAACCGCGTAGTCTACCGGGAGCGTTAATAGTCTATCAGTGACAACCAAAACGTCAACTTGTGATCGGGTCGCGGGCCTGCGATTAATGCCTGATAGTTTGATAATGGAGTTCAAAGACTGGCCCAGCGCAAAATCAGGATCGCGCTGGTTATATTCGAGCGCCCCAAATGATTGCGAATCTAATACGAGTTGTGCCTCAATCGCCACACGCTGACCATCTGGCGTATCAGCGGCGAGATTAATATCTTCGCCGTAAATTGTCCGATAGCCCGCCGCAATCTCGTCATAGATTTCCTGAAAAGTCTGGACCTGAATGCCTTCAGGCGTGAATTTTGGCGCTGTCATGCGGTGAGCTCCAGAGTTTGTAAATCTTGCTGTGAAAATACGTCGGTATATTGTAGCTCAATTGTAACACCTCGATTTGAATTGCGTCGAATGATGCCCAGTTTTTGAATTGAAATAACGCCCTCGGTTAGTAGCACCGTTGACTCTATGGCTCTGATAATGCGCCGCTCTGTTCCAAGATTGCTCAATAGTTGCATCCAGTCTATGCCCGCTTTTGTGTCCAGATACCAATCCCCTTTAAATGATCGCAATCGCGTTAACACATTTTGCGCGATAGCTTCTGAGTCGCGCTTGTACACCGCGCGTCCTTTGCCGAATCGCCAATCTAAATTATTGTCGAGTCCTGAAACGCTCATTATTGAGGTACTCCTGTGTTGCCGCCGCTGTCGCCCGGATGCGTGTGCGTACCGAAATCGATGCCGCCGATAGTTGCTGATGCAGAAGAGATATTGCCGGTGCACGTTATATTGCCGTTCACCAGTAAATTGCCCGTGATTGTCATATCACCTATCTGGGTTCGATTTCCTTGATGTGTATAATTGCCATCCTGATTAGTGTCGCCTGTTTGTTGGATCACACTCGGGATAGTCAGTGCTCCGGCCATAGGATTTACGCCCACAATAGCAAGGCCGTCACTATAATCATGCATCCGAAACTCTGCTGGGTTTTGAAAATCCAATCCGTCGTACCAGCGATCGAAACAGCGTTCTGTAAATATCAGCAGGCAGTAATCGCCTACGGCTATCGGGTGAGCCGTATAGCTCCCGCCGCCCTGCATAAAAACGGGGGGCACCTCAATAAATTCTGGTAGGCGAATTGATTGCCCGTTAACAACACGATTTGTAACCGGCTGCACGCTGATTGTTTTTGCTTGTACGCCAGTCACTTTTGCAATAGTTGCGGTATGCAAATTGGTTAATGCAAAATCTATTGCGCTATTTAGTATATCGACTAGCTGTAGTTTTTCGTTCATAACACTACTGCCCCCTCGCCAAGCATTCCTGTGCATGTTTGGCTCCACGCATCGCCATAATTATCGCCGTTATAATTGATCGTTTCAATCCTATAAACGCCATTCATATATGGCGCGGTTGAGCTAATGAGTTTAACGCGCCGGCCAATTTTTACGGTTGGATTAATCAGCGTCTGGAACGTCACCCGTTGATTTTGGCGCGTTGGTGTGCTGATAAGACCAGTAGCAGCGCTGACAACGGGGATAAAGTTGCTTATCGCCTCGTTGTCTTTGATGATAAAAAGTTGTTCATTTTCAATGTACCACGTTTCATCCGGCCCGACCATCTCATCTATTAGTTGTGCACTATTTCCGACCAAAACCTTCGGTCGCGTTAATATAGGGCGCTTGGTTATTTTTCCCTCGGCGGTGTTGCTCATGTCTTTGCGAGCAGCATCTACAGCATTCCCTCCGCCCACAACCGTCCGGCTAGTGAAGCTGTTGGTAAAATCAAATCCCCCGTCTTGCGATGCAATTGTTGTGATAAGATCTGGTCCCTGTCTTTCCGTGCCGCCCGTGAATATTGTGCCCTTGAATATCAGTTCGAGCTTGTCTTGGTATCCGACGGATAGCCGTATGGGAATTCGCTTGCCCTGTTGCTCTGCATCTTTTGCCAGCGCCAATCGTTTTTGTTCGGCGATGTTATACAGCTGGATATTGGCATTATTTAGCCCACCCATAATTGATTTATCAGCATCAAAACTAATGCGCATTGGCGGCTGTATGATTTCGGTTCTAGTCCCGATGTCAATTTCTAAGCGGTAGTTTCGGTTAAATCTGGGGATACTCAAAACTGCACCTCAACACCACGGATCTGTTCCATGTCATCAGCCTCCAGCATATAGATTTCACAGCGCCCGCCGCTAAAATCCTGCCGCGTAAATGGGTCAATACCGTTCCCGCTCCGGTCAACGCAAATAAAATCAAATGGCTGGTTCTGGCTTAGCATGTGCAGCACGCCAACGGATAATTTCAGGCCGTACACTGCTCTGCCACCAAACTCTGCATCAAACATCCATACCTGAGTCCGCGGGTAGAAGCGCAACACGAATGTGATCTCGTCTTTTTCAAACAAGATCGTGTGCTTCTGGATGGGCTCAGTTGTTAGATTTTGTAGCTTCTTCATCGTTGCCTCCGAATACGCCTTTTTTAATCGAGAACAAAAGACTCTCTGGCACCTCCTCGCCCTCTTGTACGCCTTTGTCTTTTTCCCCTTCAGTCTGCCCATTGGTCGCGCTTGATGGGTTAGACGCTGGCCCGTTTTCTGCAAATATAGTATCAGCAAAACGTAATTGCTGAAGCTCCATTGTGAAAGAGACCGATTTATTTTTGTTGTCCTTTGTTGCCTCAAATGAGTTTATATACATATTTGTATAGTTATTGAACGTCGTGCTAATAGTGATCAGACTGTTACTAGCCTGTTGCCCTGCTATTGCAGATAAAAAGCTGTCTGTGTTGCTGATCGCACTTTTATCTTGTTGTCCTAAATCTCTCGATGCTATTTGTCTCGACTCAATTTTTGCGTCAGCTTCGGCGCTAGCGCTAGTAAAATCAGTAGCAATCCCTGCCGCGATTTTTGTCTGAGCAGTGGTTCGTTCAGATGCATATTGAGTAATATTGCCAGCCGCTGGTTGTGCAGACTCAGAAATGACAGTGTCCTGAAGTGCGAAAACATCAGAGACGTTTCCTTCTATGCTCAATATCAGTGGATCTCGTATGATGTGATCATTAATGTGTGTGCCGTTTTCAAGAAAAGTTACTGGAACAGACGCGCTGCGAGAGAGCCTCTCGCTCACTATTGCTGATGTAGTAAAGCCGCCAATACCAACAAACTCATCGTCAGATCCCGCTGTGAACTGACCCTCCTTATAAGTCTGAATGCTCATTATCTACCACCTCTGCCGCGCGTCTGGTTACGTGTATCCTCAAGCTGTCGTTGGATCCCATCCGCCGCCGCTCGTCCTGCCCGTTCTGGATCTGATGTGCGTATCTCCATGTTAACGGTTTGCTCAACCGTGCTGGATTGTGTGTTACTGTTGCTCACGCTACCGCCGGGCTGAAACGCCTGATTTCCATCTGACAATAACATTACAGATGGTACCGCCACTTTGTCTGGCCCAATTAAATCCAACACCCAATCCGGTAAAATATCCATCGCTGCGTTTTTGGCCCAATCGAATATGCCGCCAAATACACTCGCGAATAGCTCACCCCACGTTTTAACCATCTTTAAAAATCCTTCCCCTATTTTGTCAAACCCCGCGCTGAAATTGCCTGATAAAATATCCCCTATACCTGAAAATATTTGTACCCAACTATCAAAAATCGAAACCCCGAAGTTTTTTAATGTTTCGAATACCTCTTTAAATCCATCAATAATACCAATCAATACGGGCTTGATGTCAAACCCGAAAAACTCCAAAAAGAAGTCTCGGATGATAGATTTACCGCCTGTTAGAGATTTTGATAGATCACCCACGATAAATAGTATTCCGGCTATTCCTGCGATTATCAGGGTAATAGGCGATGTTATCAGAGCGAGGGCGCCAGCGAATACAGCGGGGCCAATTGAGGCAATGGCAAAACCTGCGCCGATAACAGCAATAATCGGCCCGAGCGGGCCTAATGCGTCAAATATAGTTTTGGCACCAACAAAAATGGTATCGACAACAAAATTAAAAACAGTCGCAATGCCCTCCAAAATTGGCTTGATGTCAAAAAAAGGTAAAAAGAAGTCTCGGATGACAGATTTACCGCCTCGAAATGCTACGATTAAATCATCAAGCGCAAGCAATGCAATTAGTATGCCAGCAGTAGCCAGAATGATAGGCAGGGACACGAGGGCCATTGCGCCAGCAAAACCCAGCGTATGGATTTTTGCGACTAAGAACGCCGCGCCGACAGCGGCTATAAACGGAGCGACCCGAATTAATGCGTCAACCAGATCGTTTAATATCTCAACGGTGGCCTTGATACCTTTAATAATCCAGTCTTTGTTAGCTATTAAAAGATCAGTAAATTTATCTGTCATGTCAGTAAGCTCAGGCGCAAGGCCAACGGCGATAAATTGCTTTACTTTATCCATTGCGAAACCCAGCGCACCTAGCGCGTCATTGTAGTCCTGCGCGCTCTTTACCTGATCTGCTGTGAGAATACCCAGCAACTGCGATTTTAATCGTAATTTTTCCATCTCAGCGCCGGTTCGGTTCATCATGCTAAGCAGGCTAGGGTCTATGCCAAGCGCTGCGGCAAAACCTTGCTGTTCGTTCATGGACAAGCCAAGCTGTTTAAATCGGTTGCCAACTTCCGTTAATACGGTGTCGGTTGATTTAACTTGCCCGTTGGCGCTCCTGACGCTGATACCAAGCCGTGAAAAATCCTCGCTACCTTTCTGTGCTGCCTCGCCTATCTTCTCGCCTAGGCCGCTCAAGGATGAGAACAAAGCCTCTGTTGATGAGCTGGATTGTTCTGCAATGAAGGATAATTCTTGGATCTTCTCGACTGATACGCCAGTCTGTGCGTTAAGGTCTATAAGCGGCTGTAGCGACTGGCTTATGCCAGTGACCCATTTATTGATACCCACAACAGCAACGCCAAGGGCTGCAGTCATGCCAGCAAGCAGGCCAATGCTCTTACCCAGACTGCCGTTGTAATCTTTGAGTGGCCCAGTTGAACCCTCGAAGGAAAATTTGGTGATGATTTCTGTTATTTGAGCCATTTTTTTGAGCCCACTATAGTTAGATTTGTCTCAGTATAGCACGACAGCGGGCCGTACTATCGTGCCCGCTGCGCTTCGTTTATGTGGTACTGCTCGATGGCTGACGCGATCTCTTGATACTCTATTGCGTCAAGAAAGTCAACAGCCTCCATCTGCCTGATCTCGTCGAGAGTCCCATAACCATGGCGAACAAGTGCGTGCTCCACCATGGTCTGATTGCTCAGGTTCGTACGCCCAATAATACTGGGCTCAGGGAGTGGCGTTGGGACTGTTAGCCGCCAAGGTTCCCTTTCAAAAAAGGGTACGATATCGCTCCTAGCATCGTCACGATAAAAACCACGTAATCTTCTGGGTAGTCATCCCAATGCGAATGCGACTTGCTCAGCTGGCCACCGTCATACAGCACGGTATCCATGATCACTTTTTCAACAGGCTCAAACTCTACTGAATCTAAAAATGAAAAATCACCCGTTTGGATCTCACTTTGGCGCTTAGTGAAAAACGCGAATACACGTCTGCGATGATTGTGCGTCATAGTCGTTAGCGTGTAAGTGCGGCCGCTCGGCAGTGTTGCTGCTTGGTCATCATGTACCGCTTTTAGCATTTCTAGCGGTGCATTTTTTTCATGTGTATTTTTTGCCATTATAATAACTCTTATTTAATCAATGATAGTGTTGCTACAGGTTCCGCGAAGCATTCCTAAAGCGAATCACGTATTCCTGCAGCGCGTTGCCGTCAGTGCTAGATTTAGTGCTAGTCGGCTGAGTCGTAATGCTACCGTTTTCCATGATCCAATATTCAACGCCGCCCGTGCCATCGCGATTAAAGCTCTCTTTAACGCCGCCATTTACCATAGCTGGCGGCGACTGTAGCAACAGGCTGTTCATAAATAGGTCAGATATACTGTGGCGCTGAACCCTCAATGTTAGATCGTGAACACCACGATCTGAACGCTCGTTGATGTTTACGCCGCCGTTGACGCTGTTGATGTGCGATGTCGCTGGGTTTGCCGGAGTGATTACAATGTAATCGCCCTCAACCAAGTCCACAATGGCCATCCCATTTATAATTACGGTGGTACTATCTACTGCTAATGCAATGCCTGCCATGATTTTTTCCCCTTATCTATTAACTACCACAATTAGATCGACCGAATGAATTGCGCCGGCCATTTTTACAGCCCCCTGGAGCACTGGCGATTCTCTCGCCTCACGTGAATTTTGCGCCTGTGCAGCCAGAGAGCCAGCAAGCCAGTAAAAACCATTATTGGCAATTCCGCGTTTGAATGTATCCAAATCTCCGAACGTATCCGGGCTAGACCAAGTGCCCGGCGCAAAAACGCCGGCCCGCACGAATTGAATAGTTGTTTTTTCTGCTTGGTCAATTAACTGATTAACGCCACGAGTAGTCTGCGGAATTTTCGTACTAGTTTGTTTTAGCAAGTTGTACATGTCGATTTGCAGAAAGTCGACGTATGCGATCAAATTATATCGCTCGTCAGTAAAGGCATTTGCCCCGCTCGTCAGGATTGCAGGCGTCAATTTAATAGTGGTATAGATGTCTAGCCCAACTGTTTGCGCTTGATTAACTTGGGTCTGAGTATATTCTTCTGCAGCAACTGAAAGCTCCTTTAGGTGCATAGTCAGTGCTGAATTTTCGGCACGGAAATTAACAGTATGCGCACGCGCCATATAAGAGACGGCCAGTTTGCGGTTGCCGGTATTGCTGTAAAGCATACGATAGTTTGTCAGGCTCGATAATTTGATATCCCAGACTACGTTAGATGGGTCTACAAGCAGATTAGATGGGCTGTCAAAAACATCATACTGCAGCACGTCGTTAGCCTGTCCCCACTCTGCTAAATCTTTTGACTCGCTATCAGTCGGATTATCGATAAACATCGCGCCGCGAAATTTTACTTGTGAGAACAGTTCTGTAATGCCCGCAAGTTTGGTTTCAGCCGTAAGCGTTGCTGACGCTGCGCCTTGAATTAAAAATCCGCCTGAGCCCGTGGTTAATGCTAATGTTTGGCCGATGAACGTACCTGTGTTCGGGTCGGTGGCGAACGTGATGGTACTTAGTGCGCCGGTCGTGTCGCTGGTAATCACAACACGCTGATCGTTAATTGTTGCTGTTGCGCCAATCAGTGCTGTGTCTATTACTGCAACGATTGCTGACAATGAAGTTGCGCTCTGGAAGTCCAGGCCTGTCAAGGCTTCTGGTGTACCGTCAACTTCGACCGTCAACGTTCCATCTGCCACTTGCTGCAATGCACCGACAATGGTGGCCTCGGATAGCTGTGCACCATTTAAGCTGGCAGCCGTTGCCAGTACCTCTTCCTCAGTGCCGCGCCAGTATCCAATGACTAGAAAGCCACCTGCATTTGTGGCGTTTGGCGATGTGCCAAAAAACGAAAGTGCAAAATCATACGCCGCACTGGCTGTACCAAAATCAGCAGCAACGCTTGCGGACTCTGAATAGATGCGATAGCGGCCCGATGTTGATAGCGGCCCCTGCTGCTCGCTTGTTATAATTGTAACGACATTTGGATTATCAGCCATTGCCAGCGCGCCGCCTTGCAGCAGCGTTACCGTAACGACGTTATTAATGCTAATGCTCATGTTAGAGCCTCCGTTTTGTGATTATGATTCAAATTCTAGGCCGCTTTCGCTTCGTAATTCGATTTGTGCAGTATCAATGCGTAGTGTATCAATATCTGCCGCCGTTGCGTAGCGTACGTTTAGTGTTAGTTCCTGCCGCTCGCCGTATTGTTGTCCAGTTAAGATCTTAACATCAGTAAGTCCTGATGCCTGATAAATGCCTATTCCTAATATTTCTTGCAGCTCACGCGATTTCTGAGACTGTATCAACAAAGCAAATCTAGTGGCAGTAGACCACGCTTCCGCACCGTAGAATGAAATTGTAACAGGTGCTTGCCATTGCTGTTGATAACTCATCAGTTCTGCGATGCCGTCGTACTTCTCGCCGCTGGCAAGTCGCTGTGCTGCACCCAAAGAATCCACGCCAATATAGCCAATGGTGAAATCGTCGATATCGTAATTCTGCCGACCGATGCGAATTAACTGCTCGTCATAACTCAGCAGGTCGCGCACGAATAGAGCCGTTAGCCTCAATGATTCGTTCATGTTATCGCCACCAGCGGCCGCTTCGTTTCTGCCGCAATAATCTCTGTATAACCATAACCGCGCCACGGGCCGCGGTCCGTTACTTTGTAGTCTCGCCCGTCGTGTTCGATTAATTCATCCATCTCAATACCCTGGCGGCTGTGCACCATGATATATTCAAGCGACCAGTCAATTGTTGCTGGGTTTATTATTTCTTTTTGAGCAACTTGAATAACGCATAGCTGAGTTCGAAATGTAACCACGTTAATCGGCTGAAAATCTACAGTGGTCTCGGTCACGGTCTTGATAACCGTTGTTCGATCAAAACCTTCGAGCGCATCTGACACGTCAAGAATGATCATATGCCGCGCAATACATAAGTGATTGAGTTGCGTAGCGTTCCCGTATCGATCAAGATCTGGCTGCTGCCCTTAGCTTCTTTTGTAGCCTGAGTAATGTCCGGCCACTCGCCGTAGCCTCTCGTTGTGAATGCGCCCTTACTGATATTTACAGCAACGGTGCCAATCAAGCCTAGAGCCTGCTCAGCCGATTTTCCTTTTTTAAAAACGTCTTCAAATTGTTTTACAATAGCGGCTTCTAACTCATCTTTTTTTGCAGTGAATGGAGAGCGCAAAAACGAACGTCTGGGAACACCGACTCCGAACTCGTGTTTAGCCCCGACTTGAGAAACCGTTTGCCCGTCCTCGTAAATCGTGCTTCCGACTTCTTCGGATGGCAATCCAACGGCCACATACCCCCGCTTGGCTTTTTCAATGTTTTTGAGATAAGCCGATGTGCCTTTAATCATTTGCTCGGGTGTCAGCGTCATACGAATACCCCGCCAGCGCTGCGGGACGTTAACAGTAAATATCTTGAACCATAGCGCGTCGTGCTTAGCCATATATTGCGATCGCTTGTTGATACTGAGCCTTGGCTATACGAAACTGACACGCTACCAACAGACTTTGATTGAGCCGATTTGATATTGCCGCTTCCTGCGGTTGTCTCGCCCACAAGCAGATGCGCTATTAAGTTGAGTACAATTTCTTTACCGCATGGCTCATCATAACTGCCACCCCAATAGCACGACCACAGCGGCGCCAAAATCGGCACGTACTGAGTAACCATCGCTGCGTCGAACTCCGGGAACCTAATGATGAAGTCGTCGCTAAGTGACATTTTTATACGCGCTCAAGTGAGCCGGATGCAACAGCATTATTGACGCGCTGATTGCTACGCTGGTCTTTTTTATCAATGTCATTCGGCGCATACGTTTCGCCGGGGTGAACCATGACACCATAGATTTTGTGCCGTCTACCTGATATGTTTTTGATTCCAGCCGGTGCTGCCGATGAAGTCTTCTCGTTTTGTGATTTATTTTCTTTTAAATCAGCCATACATCTCTCCTAAAAATTGTCAGCCCTGTATCAGCGGCTGACCAATGCGCTACAACCCTGTCAGAAGCTGCGCCGCGTCATCTTCAATCACGTCCAGACCTGCTAGACCAAAATATGACTCGACGTAGTATTTAAAGCCGCGCTGGTCTACGCTTGACACGTTTAGCGGTACCGGCAAACGGAACTGCAATGCCCTACGGTTGGAACTGAACGCTACGGTTACGGAAGACCCGCCAACATCGCCGGCCTTGGTTGTGAGACCAAAGGTAACTGTCGGGAAGTTGCTCTGTAGCGCCCGCAATACAGACATCTCAGAACCTGCACTATTCAAGATCTTAGTCGACGCAATGTTATACACAGATGAAGGCATGGTCACACGGTCTGCTTTGTAGGTATCGACGTTCAACACGCCTGCCCACTGACTAACGATCAGCTCGGCAATTTCCTCATACAAAGCTTGGCCGGTAGACAGCACGGCAGTTGTGACAGCAGCGCTAGTTGCGAATCCAGCGTAGTTCAACAAGCCGGTCGTTTTCTGACTACCGTCAGTGCGTACCTGGCCTAAAAACCCGATGTCATCAATCTCACGATTATACAGCTCAGCATGGCCCTCAAAGAATCGGCTCGGCAAGTTGATGTTTTCGAGCTCTGCCTGTTTCAATTCGATTTCCGACCAGTCTGATTCGGCTTCCTTCGTGAACACTGGGATGCTGTCGTCTTCGCCTTCAAGAGTGATCTTGCCGGTGGTGTTCGTGTTGGTGCCAGACTCACGGAACCCGCCAACGGTTTTCAGTTTCAGCTTGCGGATGCTAGTAGCATAGCCGCCCTCGTTATTGACCGCGATGCCTTGCTGCAGAAAAGTCAGGCCAGCAAATTCCTGGGTAAAGATCTCGGCACTTACATGCTCAAGATTTCGCGCCAGGATGATGCCGCCTTCGTCTTTGAAGTTCTTCTTGGCGTACACTGCTGCAGCGTCGAAGGACTTGATCCCGTACAGGGACTGTACTCGTTTAATATTAGTT